ACTGATTCTTCTTCGTGGTCGTCTTATGGTGTTGCTGTGAAGTCTCGGGTTGGCGTGGGTGTTGGGTTTGTGCTCAATGGTGACGGTATTGCCTGTTATGACTTGGATCATTGTTTTGTTGATGGTTCTCCAACGGTGGAGGCTGTCGAGTTTGTTCGTTCAGTAAATCCTTTTTATGTTGAGGTTTCTCCTTCTGGGGATGGCTTGCACGCGTGGGTTTTTGCTGAACGGTCTAAAGGTTTCCGTCGTCGTATCGGCGGTCTGAATGTTGAGTTTTATTCTGATGCCCGTTATTTGACGGTCACGGGTAAAAGCATTCGTTTATAGCGCACCCGAAACGGGTGTCTTTTACCCGAAACGGGAGGCAATATCATGGCTGTTCCAGGTCGTACCCCAAACGCTAATTCTGTAAACCGTAATCCTTCTCGTGTTGAGTCTCGAGAGTTTTTGGATGTTCCTTTTGACGGGCCTTATCCTGTTGAGCTTCCTTTTGAGCGCACGATTGTGACGAAGAATGGTCAGGAGACTGTTCCTTTACAGCCTGCAACGTTTCGCTGGTTTGATGAGGTGAAGCGTCTTCCTCATGCTGTTGCGTGGGATGAAGCAATGTGGGGTTTTGTTGTTGATACTGCAGTGAATGTGGTTGATTCGGCTAATTGCGGTATTGCGTCTGCGATGGTGGAGCAGCGTCAGCGTGAGGCTGGCGAGATTTTGAAGACTGCTGAGTCTCGGTTCAAAGCTCGTATGGTTTACCGTAAGCCTGCTGATGTTGTCACATCTGATAACTCTGATTCGGCTGCTGTGACTGACATTTCGACTCGTCGTCGCCGACCTTTAGACGATGCGTGAGCTTGTCCGTTCGTCGGAGCATGACCGTGAGAGGTCTTTAGGCTTTTTTCTTTGCGATTGGATTGAACATCATTGTGTTCATGGCCCTGGCGATGTTGCCGGTCAACCGATTGAGTTGGATTCTGAGTTCGCTGGTTTCATTGTTGACTGTTATGCCCTTGATGGGGATGGTCGGCGCATGTATGACTCTGCGTTTATTTCTCGACCTAAGGGTCGTGCAAAGTCGGAGCTTGCCGGTTTTATTGTGTTGGCTGAGGCGTTGACGAATGTCCGTTTTAGTCATTGGGCGCAGCCGGGTGAGATTTTTTCTTGTGCTGCTGCAGGGTGTTTAGTTGAAAACTGTACATTCGTGTTTGAGTTTGAGCAGGGTGATCCTGTTGGGCGTCCTGTTGTTGAACCTGTTATTCGTTGTTTAGCGACTGAAGAAGGTCAGGCTGGAAATACGTATGACAATATTTATTTCAATTTGACGATGGGTTTGCTGTCTACGGGGATGCCTCGTGATGGTGCAGGTTTAACTCGTATCTTTTTGCCTCAGGGTGGAGAGATTGTTCCGTCGACGGCTTCTAACTCTGCCAAAGATGGTGGTAAAGAAACGTTTGTTGTTTTTGATGAGACGCATCTTTATACGAAACCTGAATTGCGTCGCATGTATGGCACTGTCCGTCGTAACTTGGCTAAACGTAAACAGTCTGAACCGTGGTCGCTTGAAACGTCCACAATGTATATGCCTGGCGAAAATAGTGTCGCTGAGGAAACACATGATTTAGCTAAGGCAATTTCTGAGGGTAAAACTAAACGGCAACGTTTGCTGTTTGACCATCGTGAAGCTAATGCTGATATTGATTTGACGGATGAGGATGCTGTCCGTGCAGGTTTACGGGATGTTTATGGCCCGTTTGCTGAAGTGATGGATATTGAACGTATCCTGTCTGAAATTTATGATCCACGTAATGACCCTCAGGATTCTCGTCGTTACTATTTCAACCAGCCGACGTCTTCTCGTGACGCATGGCTTTCTGCTCCTGAGTGGAATGCGTGCATGGATGAATCTAAAACGATTTTGAAGACGGACGAGATTACGTTGGGCTTTGATGGTTCGAGGAAACGTTCTCGTGGTGTCGCTGATGCGACTGCTTTAGTGGGTTGCAGGGTTTCTGACGGTCACCTGTTTGAGATTCGCGTGTGGGAGCAACCCGATGGCCCTTCTGGGGATGATTGGGAAGTTCCTGCAGCTGAGGTCGACTTTGAAGTTCGTAAAGCTTTTACGGACTATCAGGTTGTGGGCATGTTTGCTGACCCTGCTAAATGGGAATCGTATATTGCACAGTGGGAGTCTGATTTTGGCAAACAGCTGAAGGTCAAGTCTTCACTGAACCACCCTATTGAGTGGTGGATGTCGGGTAACCGTTCTTATCTTGTCGTTCGTGCTTTGGAACAGTTTCAAAACGCTGTTGTGGATCACGAGTTGACTCAGGATGGTTCTCGCACGTTAACTCGACACATTTTGAATGCTCGTCGTCGTATTGGTCGCGGTGGTGTGACTATTGCGAAAGAGCATCCTGATTCTAAAAACAAGATTGACGCCGCTGTTGCTGCAGTTCTGGCGTATCAATGCAGATTGCAGGCTTTGTCTAAGGGTGAAGCAACACGCGCAACTTTTGTTCCGCGTCGAATCCGTTAGGGAGAAACATTGGCAACCGATTTCAATGCGCGTCAATCGTATTTGATGCGTGACCTTGCACGCGGTCAGTCTCGTTACACGACTCTTGAGCGTTACTACGATGGCGATGCACCGCTTCCTCATGGTGCTGAACGTACTGAGAAGGCTTACCGTCGTTTTCAGAAGAAGGCACGTCTCAACATTGGTGCTTTAGCTGTTGCGGCAACCCGTGAACGCATGATTATTTCTGGTTTTCGTACCGGGGCTGATGGTGACGAGAATGGCGACGCTGTAGCTCGTCGTTTGTGGAAAGCAAACAACTGTGACGTTCTATCAGCGGACATTCACAACATGATGCTTGTGTTTGGTGAGGCTTACGCAATGGTTGGCCCTCCTTTGTCTCCTGGTGGTTTCCCGGTTATTACTGCGGAAGACCCCCGTCAGGTTGAGACGAAACATCACGAGCTTGACCCACAGGTTTTGACGGACGCTATCAAGGTTTGGCGTGATGACCATCAGGGAATCGACTTCGCATACTTTTACACCCCCTCTCGTGTTGAGGTTTTCGTAAAATCCACCGATAACTCCATGTTTTCTGTTGATGGCTGGATTTACCGTGAAGATTTGTCCTCCGATAACCCTCTGGGTGAGATTCCTATCGTCAAGTTCAAAAACATTGACGAAAAAGGCGAATTTGAGCCTTATTTAGATCTCATTGACCGCATCAACCACATGATTTTGCAACGTCTAGTCATTGTGACCACTCAGGCGTTCAAACAGCGTGCTATTCAGGGAAATCTCCCTCAGTTTGATGCTGACGGTAACGAGGTTGACTACAACGGCATTTTTGAGCCAGGCCCTGGTGCTTTGTGGATGCTTCCTGAGGGAACTGACATTTGGGAATCGGGTCAAACGAACATTCAGGACATTATTTCTGCCGTTCGTGCCGATATTCAAGATTTTGCAGCTCTTACACGTACCCCAATGCACTATTTGTCACCTGATGGGGCTAACCAGTCCGCTGAGGGTGCTGCTTTGGCTCGTGAAGGCCTTGTTTTCAAAGCTGAAGACCGTATTGCTCGTGTGACGCCTTCTTGGTCAAAGGTTATGTCTTTGATGTTCCGCTGGTTGGGTGATGAGGAGCGTGCAAGTCTTCTTGACCTTGAACCTATTTGGAAGCCTGCAGAACGCTATTCAATGGCGGAACGTGCTGACGCTAATTCTAAATTCCAAGATATTCCATTCAACAGCCGCATGACATTGATTGGGCAGTTCACTCCTGCTGAGATTGCGCAAATGGAAGTTGAACGTGCTGGTGAAGCTATCTTCACTCAGGCGTTGACGGGCGCACAGGATGCCGACGCGTAGAGAGCTATCTGACGCCTATCAGAGCGTTTCTGGCAGGCTTTTGAACGCTGCTGGAACATCTGCCAGTAACTTGTTCAAAACGCTCCCAGATTGGCGCGACGAGAACGTTCCGGCTTTTATTTCTCAGATGGAACGTCTGATGGTGGCGTCAAAACGTGAGGCCGCAAAGCTTGCTGTTGCCTACTATCGTGAAATTTCAAAACTTGAAGGTCAACGCTTTGTTGCTCCTGTAATTACTGCTGCAGAGTTGACTACTTCTGCGTTACGTAATGGCGCAAATGTTGACCAGGTTTACACACGACCTTTTGTTGACATGCGTACCGCGCTTGCTAACGGTAAGAGTGTTTCTGAAGCTATCGATTCGGGTGCGTTTCGTGCACAAGATTTGGCTCGTACTGAAGTTCAGTTGGCTCGACGCGGTGCAGGATTGTTTGCTCGCGGTAACAACAACAACATTGTGGGCTATCTGCGTGTTTTGTCTGGTGCTGAGAACTGCGCACTGTGTTATGTCGCATCGACTCAGCGTTACCGTCGTGGCGACCTGCTACCTATTCACCCTGGTTGTGACTGTGGCGAAATGCCTATCTATGGCACAACCGATGTCGAGCAGGTTATAGATCAAGAACGTCTGGACGCTGTTCACGAATCTATTGGTGAACGCTTTGGTGTTTCTGATCGGTCTGCTCGAGCTGTCGACTATTCAAAGATTGCTGTTCGCCAACACGGTGAGCTTGGCCCTGTACTAACTGTTGCTGACCAACACTTCACAGGCCCTAACGATTTACCCCCACGCCGCACCTGGGGATAATTTCCGCCACTTGGCGGATAACGCGCAACGCGTGCCACATCCGAAACGGAGAAAAGACCCATGTCAGAAGAAAACAATGAAACACCTGAAACTGAAATCACTGAGGAAGTAACGGAAACCGAAACGGTTGACCTGTCTGCTGAAGTTGATAAGTGGAAGGCGTTAAGCCGAAAGAATGAGCAACAGGCTAAAGCTAATGCACAGGCTGCAAAAGAGCTTGAGGAACTGAAGCGTGAATCCCTGACGGAACAGGAACGGTTGATTGAATCAACTCGTGAAGATACACGCCAAGCAGTCCGTATGGAGTTTGCAGGAAAGCTAGTTGAGGCTGAGTTGAAGTCAGCTCTGAATGGTCGTGTCCTTGAGGGCAACGCCATTCTTGGCTTTGATAAGTCGGCATTCATTGATGAGAACGGTGACATCGACACTGAAGCGATTTCGGCTTGGGTCGAAGCGCACACTAAAACCGTGGAACCTGTAATGCCCGATTTGGGTCAGGGTTTGCGCGGCAAAACATTATCCGGTTCGACTCAGATTCGTTCACGCGAAGACCTGTCGAACATGTCTAATTCAGAAATTCTTGCTGCCCGTAAAGATGGGCGTCTCGACATTCTGTTGGGCAAAAACTAACCAATAACGAAAGGATCGCCACAAATGGCTATCGACAACTTTATCCCAGAGATTTGGTCTGCTGGAGTGCAGGAAGCATTCTTCGCAAACCAAATCGTTATCCCCACCTTGAACACTCAGTTCGCTGGTGACGCTCGTCGTGGAAACACTGTCCACATCATCAACGCAACCACTCCTACCATTGTTGACTATGCAGCTGAAGGTCGCGTTATCGACCCAGAAGCTCTTGCTGACACTGAGGTTCAGTTGCTCATCGACCAGGAGCGCGCTTTCTCTGTAAACGTTGACGACGTTGACGCTGTACAGGCTGCAGGTTCATTCGACGCTTGGGTTTCTGCTGCAGGTCGCGCACTTGCTGAAGACGCTGAAGAATACGCAATCGCACAGCTCCTTGCTGGTGCAACCAACGGTCAGGAATCTTCTCCTGTTGCTGTTGACACTTTCGCTGAGGCTAAGGCTGCACTTCAAAAGATTCGTCTGATGATGGCTAAGGCTAAAGTTCCTACCTCTGACCGTTACGTTGCAGTAAACCCAGCTTTCGCTGACTTGCTCATCTCTGGTCTTTCAGATGTTGCTCTTGCCGGTGGTTCTAACGAACTGCGTAACGGACAGATTGCTCGTCTGTTTGGTATGGACGTTATCGAAACTCCTGCTTTCGCTGAGGCTACTAAGCCTGTTGCTGTTGGATACCACAGCGCAACTGCTGCTTTCGTTTCTCAGATTGACAAGGTTGAGTCTCTGCGTAACCCCAACAAGTTCGCTGACATCGTTCGTGGTTTGAACGTATACGGCGCAAAGGTTACTCGTCCATCTGCAGTAATCAAGTACGTTTCCGCCTAATAGCGGATTCACTCGGGGAGGCTGGCACGACCTGTCGGCCTCCCCACTCTAAAAGCTAATCATTCCCTTTATTTGAAAGGCGCAGGAATGGCACTTGCAACCATCGCAGATGTTGAGGCACGTCTTGGACGTGAACTGACTGTTGCAGAGGAATCAAAGGCAACCGCGTGGCTTGATGATGCATCCGCACTTTTCATCAACAGGGCTGAACAAAAATTTGAGGTAGGCGAATCAACGGTTCGTCTTTTCCCTAATGACGGCATTGTTCGTTTGTTACAACGACCTGTCATTGAAATTGTCAATGTTGAAGACATCAATGGTGCTCCAGTGGATTACACCTGGGACGGTTTTCAAACATTGTTTGACGTATTTACTGACATGCCTCTGGTTGTCACTTATGAGCATGGATCGTTGGATATTCCAGCGGATGTTGTTGCTGTTGTTGCCGGAATGGTTGCACGTACTTTATCTATTGCTCCTGAGGCTGCTACAGGTATCACGAAAACAACTACTGGGCCATTTAGTCAGGAGTTTGCTTCTTGGGCTGTTGGACAGCAAGTGATGATGTCTCCTGCAGAGATGGCTGTTGCTGATTCTTACCGTCAGAAACATATTGGTGTTGCTTCTACTCTTGGCAACACTCGTTATGTGCGTCGCTTGGGTGATGCTCGACACTTTGGACTGTAATCATGGGGGAAACTGTTACTGTCACTCGCAGAGTTGCTGTTTCTTTTGATGACTACGGCAACCCTACCTATTCAACTTCTACTGTTTCTTTCCCTAACTGTCTTGTTGGCTGGGGTTCTACAGACGAGCCTGCTTTAGCTGACCAAAATCCTGTAGCGACACAAATGACTTTGTATATGCCTGCAGGTTCCGTTATTGAAGACGGTGATGTGTTTACTGTTCGCGGTGAACAATTCGTCAAAGACGGTTTTGCCCAGTCGTGGGTTTCCATGCTGAACGTAGCTAAAGGGGTTGTTGTGGTGCTGAGGCGTCACGATGGCTAAGGCTCGCATTGATTTGAACTACAAAAATATTTCATCAGAAATATTGAAGTCTGCAGCTATGGAACAAGAGTGCAGAAAAGTTGCTGACCAGATTCGTTCACGTGCTGGCTCGGGGTACACGGTTGAAAGCGGAAAACACCGGATGCGTGCTTTTGCAAACGTAGGTGATCCATCAGAGGACGGCATTCGTCGTGAATCTGAGACTGGCAATCTTGCTCGAGCTTTGACGTCGATGGGTGTTACTCCTCGTTATGGGAAGCGTCCACGGACTTCTCCCTCTAAATAGATTTGGACAAAGATGGCGACTATCTTCCCTGACATCGAAAAGCTTTTTGTTTCTGCAATAAAGAGCGGACTTCAAGCATCTTCCAGCTCAGTCTCTACTGGGGTAACTGTGGCAACTATCAAGCCTGCTGCAGATGTGAACCCTTATCCTTCAAAAATTGTGACCGTTAGATCCGACGGCGGTGCAACTTTGGAACGTGATTTGACCAGGCAGGAAATGCTTGGCGTGAATGTTTACGCAAACACGTATGCGAACGCTTCAGAGTTGGCTCGCATTGTCGAATCTATTGTGCGTTCTGCACGACCTAGTGGGGTAAAGCTGGTCGAAACCAGCATGTCTCCAACTCGTGTCGATACGGCATCCACTACTGCTCCAGAGCAGAGGTACATGACTTTTGAAGTCACGCTCAAATCGAGCGATTCATAATTTTCCCCCCTGATGGGGAATAGGGCACTGCCCGACTAAACATCCAACCGGATGTTCATCCAATCAATCAAGGAGAAATCACAATGGCACTTTCAGCCGACAATGTGAATGTGGCAGTCACCGGAAAAGTTTATGTGGCCCCCACAACTGCAACCGCACCTACCGCATCAGATGCAACCCTGACCGGCTTTACTGAGCTTGGTTATGTTTCCGCTGACGGCATCACGGTCAGCCATGACCGTTCAACTGCACAAATCCGTGCATGGCAGAACAGCGACCTGGTTCGTGAAGTTGCTACTGAAGCAACCACCACCTACGCAATGATGCTTCTGGAATCAAACGAAGAAGTTATCGAAACATACTTTGGTGCTTCCATCGTTGACGGAAAAATTGAAGTCAACCCTTCTGCTACTGGTGGACGCAAGTCTTGGGTCATCGACGTTGTAGACGGTGCTGACGTTATCCGTCACTACATTCCTACCGGTGAAGTTACAGCTGTTGAAGCACAAACTTTCGCTAACGGTGAAGCTATCGGTTACGGAATCACGATTACGGCTTACGTATCTGATGACCGTGTTGCTGATGTTTTCTATGGCGCATTTGAAGCCTAGAAATTGAAATCCGGCTGGGGCAGGTGTGCGGACTCTGCCCCAGTTCGGTTCCGCACTAGTCCGCAAACAACCGCACAATAAGGAGAATAATTATGTCCGCAAAAATTGCGAAAATCGTAGACGGTTTCGAGTTTGAACAAAACGGAAAAACATACCGAATCCCGTCTTTCAAAGACTTACCTACCGGTGCACTGCGTCGTGCGCGTTCAGCAACAGACGACCTAGATAAAGCATTCCTCATTGTTGAAGGCGTTATGGGAGAAGACTCTCCTGAACTCAAAGCCATCGACAGAATGACAATTTCTGAGTTTGGCGAGTTCGTCAAAGCTTGGACACAAGGTGCACCAGTGGGGGAATCCTAAGGGTTCTTGAACTGGCGGAAGCACACCCTGCTGAAATCCGCGCAGATTTTAGAACCCACTACAACTGCTCTTTCGAAGATGTAGGCGTCACAGTTACATGGCTTGAAACTATCTATTTGGTTTCCATGTTGATGAAAAACCCACAGTCGTGGCTTCAAGCAGCATTCAACGGGTGGAAATATCCCGTGGATCATAACTACATGGTTTTGGCTGAATTGTTTGATTTGACCATGCGTGCAAATAGCAAAAATAAGCCTAAGCCGATGCCGAGGCCGTGGCCTGACTCAAACAGCCAACGTGTTGGAAAGAATGCACATTCTCGTGAGTCGATTTTGCGGAATCTTGAACGAATGAATCCTAAAAAGGAGATTTAGAATTGGCTAACTCAATTGCTACCGCCTATGTACAGGTTGTACCCACAACTGACGGCATTCGTTCAGCTCTGTCCAAAGAATTTGGTGACGCTGGTGACACTGCTGGTAAATCTATGGGCGGCGGCATACTTGGAGCTGCTAAATCCTTTATTGGCCCGTTGGCTGCCATCTTTGCTGCTGGTGCAATTGTTAGCTTTGGTAAGTCTGCTATTGAAGAAGCTTCAAACCTAACTGAATCTTTGAACGCTGTAAAGGTTTCTTTCGGGGATGCTTCTGCTGAGATTACAAAGTTGGGTGAGGATTCAGCTACACGTTTGGGTTTGTCTCAGTCAGCTTTCAACGGTATCGCTACACAGTTCTCTGCCTTTGCAGAGACTATTGCAGGCTCTGGTGGAGATGTTGCTGGAGTTATCGACCAGCTTTCAACGCGTGGTGCGGACTTTGCTTCAGTATTCAACCTTGAAGTTTCTGACGCTCTGGGTTTGTTTCAGTCTGGTTTGGCTGGAGAAACTGAACCTTTACGGAAGTACGGTATTGACCTTTCTGCTGCAGCTGTTGAAGCATATGCGATGGCTAACGGTATCGGTGAGTCTGGTAAACAGCTCACTGAGGCTGAGAAGGTTCAGGCTCGTTACGGTTTGCTTTTGGAGTCTACGAACAAGACTGCAGGCGACTTTGCAAACACTGCTGATGGGTTAGCTAACAGTCAACGTATTTCTAATGCCAGGTTTGCTGACGCCTCGGCGGCGCTGGGTAATTCTTTGCTCCCTATCATTCAGACAATTACTGTTGCTTTGGCTGACACGTTTGTTCCTATTTTGGAAACTGTCGGGGCATGGTTTGCTGAAAACCCGACTGTGATTACTGCTGTTGCTGTTGCTTTGGGTGTTATGGCTGCAGCTTTGACAGTTGCGGCAGTCGCACAATGGGCGATGAATAGCGCGTTGCTTGCTAGTCCAATCACTTGGATCATTTTGGGTATCACTGCTTTGGTTGCTGCAATTGTGTGGCTGATTATGAACTTTGAGTCTGTAGTTGCTTTCTTGAGCGATGTATTTGAACCAGCTATTCATGCAGTTGGAGCAGTGTTTACATGGTTGTGGGAAAACGCAATTAAGCCTGTTGTTGATGGCGTATCTATGGCATTCACCTGGTTGTACGAGACTATTCTTGTTCCAATATTCCAGGGCGTAATGCTGTACATCGGTTTGTGGGCTGCACTGTTCACGTTCCTCTACGAGAACGTTGTCAAGCCTGTGTTTGGCTTTATTGGTCAAATGTTTACTTGGCTGTATGAGAACGTTGTAAAACCAGTCATTGGCAACATTTTGACAACCATTGACGCTCTGGGAAGAATCTTTACTTGGCTTTATCAAAACATGGTCAAGCCAACTTTTGACAACATCGGTAACGCTTTCAGGTTTGTTTGGGAAAACGTCATCAAACCAGTCGTGGGATTCATCACTGGAGCGATTGAAAACATTGGCAAAGTAGTCTCCACAGTTTTTGGCGCAATTGGCGGATTCATCAAATCAACATTTGAAGGAATCGTCAGCGTAATTCGTGGCCCTGTAAACGCAGTTATCGGATTCATCAACACTTTGATTGGCGGACTAAACAAAATCCGTATTGACATTCCAGACTGGGTTCCAGAGTGGGGTGGAAAAACTATCGGGTTCAACCTCGCAAAAATTCCGATGCTTGCTGAAGGTGGAACGCTGACAGGTTCAGGAACGGTCATGGTTGGCGAAGCTGGCCCTGAACTGCTGACTTTGCCAAAGGGTGCACAAGTGACTCCTTTAGATCGTGCAGGTGGCAACACCATTATTTACAACGCTGCACCAAATGCGTCATTGAACTCAGAAGAATCACTGTTTGCTGCAATGCGTCGTAGCAAAGTCATAGCTGGTTGGGGATAAGAATGGAAATTGTAAACATATCCCTCATTGGGTCTAACGGTGATGAAATCGTTTTTGATGAGGCATCTAACTTTGTTCTAACTTCAGGCTTGTCTGGACTTGGCGTTCCTTCGACTACTGTCCGAATTGACGACTCAGCTAGTGAAGGAGGAGTTTGGCGTTTTACCAAAAGAGGCTTGCGCGAAATAGACCTTCCAGTTGTAGTTTTTGGAGAAACCAGACTCGAGGTTGAACAGAATTTACGCAGGCTAACCAATCTGTTGAATGACAGAAATGGTGGAACTGTTTTACGTGCCTCATACAACTCTGGAGAGGTTTGGAATCTTACTGACGGTCACTATGTTTCTGGAGCAGAAACAGTAAAAGGTGAAGACGCTGGAGTGTTGTGGACACGCATCGTATTGTCTATGCAGTTTGCAAATCCTTTTTGGATTAGATCCCAAGCGGAATCTATTTCGGTTGGCGTTGCTGCAGGTGATGGAAAACTTATCCCTCATTTAGCTGAGATGCGCATTATCGGTTCACAAGCTATCGGCGAGATTGAAATAGAGAACGTGGGAGATGTTGAGTCTTTCCCGTTCTGGATTTTCAGTGGCCCTGCTGATTCTGTTGAAGTCACTTCTCAATCTGGACTGGTTTTCAGTTACGACTCTGTGATTGAACTTGGCGAAAGCATTTTTGTAAACACCGAAAACGGAACTGTTGTTGACCAGGATGGCGTCAACAAGTATTCAAGTCTTGGGGTTTCGCCAAAACTTTTCACTCTCCCTCCAGGTAACTCTGTTGTTTCAGTTGTTGCTACTGGGGCTGACAGCAACACAGTTATTTCTTTGAATTATCAGCCTAGAAAAGAAATTGTTCACTAATGCGAATCAATGAATTGACTTTTGAGGTTAGAGACGAAAACCTCAACCGTATTGGTCAACTTTTACCTAGAGATTTGGTGGGCTGGAAGTCTGTCATGCGTTTCAACAATGTTGGAACGTGGGAGATTGAGCTTCCTACTAATCACCCATTGGGTGAATTTCTTTCATCTCCTGGTTACGGCATTTTGGTTACGCATGAGTCAACTGGCGTAATTATTTCAGGGCCAACTACTGCAGTTGAAATTGTTTCTGAATCTGGTGACCCTATCGGGAAAATGCGGATTAGTGGTGTTGATGATTCGGTCATTTTGGGTGAACGTTTAGCGTATCCGACGCCTTCTACTGCTGATGTTTCTGCTCAAACGTCTGCTTATGATACAGTCACTGACGTTATTGCATCGACGGCAATGTTTGGTTTTGTTGAACGAAACCTTGTTGACGGTACTGCACCTTCTTTGCGTGTTGTTCCTAACCTTGTTGTGGGCACAGATTTAGGTATTGGATCAACTGTTTCTAAATCTGCACGATTCGATATTTTGGGTCAGCTTCTGTCAGAGATTGCTGTTGTTGACGGGCTTGGCTTTGATATCAAGCAAAACGATTTGAGCTTAGAGTTTTCTGTCTACCAGCCGACTGATAGAACGCGCGAAATCCGTATGGATGTAGCTAACGACACTTTGTCGTCTACATCGTATGGCTATGGCGTTATGGGTCTTACTAGAGCCATTGTTGCTGGTCAGGGAGAAGGCTCGTCTAGGACTTTTGTTCAGGTTGATACGGCTGAGTCTGTCGCTGCAGAGTCTTTATGGAATCGCCGAATTGAAACTTTTATTGACCAAAGAAACACTGACGACGTTGATGAGTTGACTCAGGCTGGCTTGGAGTCTTTAGCTGAATCTGGAACTACAGTCACATCTATTGATGTTGTTCCTTCTTCTGACACAACCATGCGTTATGGCTTTGATTGGGGTTTGGGCGACGCAGTAACTGTTGTGATTGGCGGTCAAGAAGTTTCGGCCACTGTAACCCAGGTTGCTATTTCTGTTGAGGGTGACGGGATTCGCGTCGGGGCTACTGTGGGTCAACCTACAGGTGTTGACTATGAAGCTTTGGTTGCTAAAAAACAATCGGATACTTCTAAACGAATCAACAATCTTGAGCGTAAAGAGTCCTCTGGTGGCGGAGGTAGCGCAACTGTTTCTGTTGACGTAGGAACTACCACTACGGGTTCTCCGGGAACTTCTGCTTCGGTAACTAATTCAGGCACAACAACCGATGTTGTTTTGAATTTCACTATTCCTCAAGGTGCACAGGGTGCAGTTGGCCCTGCAGGCCCTCAAGGCCCTCAAGGTGAACCGGGTTCTTCGCTTCCTGCTGGTGTGATTACACAGTTTGCTGGTTCTTCTGCTCCTTCTGGATATCTTTTGTGTCAGGGTCAGTCTTTACTAGTTGCTGATTATCCTTCGCTTCATTCGACTATCGGATACACCTATGGTGGTTCTGGTTTGTCTTTCAATGTTCCAAACTTGCAAACTCGTGTTCCTGTTGGAAAAAATTCTTCTGGAACTTTTGGCACGTTGGGTGCAACTGGTGGTTCTGAAACTCACACTTTGACGTCTGCTGAAATGCCGTCCCACACGCACACGATGGCTCATACGCACACGATGGCGCACACGCACACTTATTCGGCAACAACTAGTGGTGCTGGTGGTCACACACACAGTGCATCTACAAACATGACTGGGCCTAACGGGGCATCCCCAACTTCTAACGGAACTACTCGTGCTGTTGCTGTAGGTCTAACATTTGGTCGCTATTCGACCAATATGGAGAACTTTGCGACAAGCAACCCCGGCGACCACACACACACTGTTTCAGGAACAACTTCAGGTTCGTCGGCTGCAAATACTGGCGGTTCATCTGCTGCAAATACTGGTTCTGAAGGTAGCGGTGGAGCTCACAACAACCTGCAACCGTACATCGTTTTGAACTACATCATCAAAACCTAATTCATGGGAGAAAACTAATGACAATCAGTTCATGGCCGTTCGAAGGCGTTGACACGACAGAAACACAATACTCGCGACTTCTTCGCCACATTGGACAAGGTGTCAACGGAACCCCAGGTGACAACAACCTGCTCACCTATGCTGACTCCACAGGTATGCAAGTAAAAGTTAAGGTTGCAGGCGGTAACTCTCAAGCTATTGTTCGCGGACACATGTTTCAGTCAACTGCTGAGGAAACTTTAGTTATTGATTCTTCTGAAGCTAATCCCCGAATTGATAGCGTCGTTTTGACTTTAGATCCAACTGCAAACTCTATTGTTTTGGGTGTTGTCAAAGGAACCGCATCTGTTTCTCCAACTGCTCCGACACTTACTCAGACCGATACTTCTGTCTATCAGCTGAAACTTGCTGACGTTTTAGTTGCAGGCGGTGCAACAACAATTAGTGCAGGTGACGTAACTGACAGAAGGCAGTTCCTGAACAATGTTTGGACGACTGTAAACCGTCCAGTACCATTTGTCGGATTGACGGGCTACAACGTTACTGTTCAAAAGTTGGAAACCTATAACGGTACAGGCTGGGTTGAGGTCACACCTACTGCTCTTGATGCTTCTGTAATTACGACAGGAACTTTCAATGCAGCTCGTATACCTTCATTGGATGCTTCTAAAACTGGTTCAGGAACGTTTGACGTAGCGCGTATACCTTCTCTTGACGCTTCCAAGACTGGTTCAGGAACGTTTGACGTAGCGCGTATTCCCGGATTGTCTACAGACAAATTAACTTCAGGAATCTTGCCTTTAGCTCGAGGCGGTGTAGGTGCTGACACTCAAGCAGGTGCCAGAAGCAATATAGGTGCAGCAGCAACAGTGCACACGCACACCATCTCCCAAGTAACCGATTTGCAAACTTCACTAGATGGTAAAGCAGCTGTTTCTCACACGCACACCATTTCTCAAGTAACCGGTTTACAGTCTGCACTTGATGGAAAACAAGTTGCTGGCTCTTATGCTGCAGCTTCTCACACTCACAATGGTTTATATGGAACCGGTGGAGCTCAATTCGTTTGGAACGGATCTAGCGCGTTTGCTGGGAACGTCTCTATCTCCATGCAAGGGGATATTGGGTGCGCTGGCGAATTATTTGCTGGAACAAGACTCAAAAGCCCTGGAACTTATAACCAAACAAACTCAGGTCGAGCAGTCTTTGTTTCCTCCGATGGAATCATGGGAATCGGTTCATCCTCTGAACGATTCAAAGAAAACATTGAAGAAGCACAATTAGATCTAGATGCAATCCGTCAATTATCAGTGAAAACTTTTACATACAAAAAAGACTTCACTGATGACAACTCTCCTCAAATCGGTGTTATTGCTGAAGACCTAGTTTCTTTAGGTTTGACCGAATTTGTTTACTTTGATGACGAGGGAAATGCGGACGGTGTTGCATACGAAAAGCTGTCACTTGCCCTTATCCCTTTGGTTCAAGAAACAGCTGACAGATTAGATGCGATTGAAGCTCGTATCGAAGCACTTGAGAAATAAGATGTCTACTGTTTATTGGCCGTTTGACCAGTCAACAATCACAGAAGGATTTGGCTGGTCTGACTGGAGACAGGCAATTCACGACGGCATTGATATGGGTGTTGCTCAGGGCACTCCTTTGAGTGCAACCATGTCAGGTCGCGTCTTACGGCATTACAGCGACAAGTGGGGTGCAGGCATTGACATTGTTTCTCTAGACGGTGTTGTTGCTCGGCATTGGCATTTATCTCGCTTTGATGTAGAAAACGGGCAAACAGTCCAAGCTGGGCAACAAATTGGTTTGACCGGTGGAGCACAAGGTACTTGGGGCGCAGGATATTCAACCGGGCCTCATTTACATTGGGGCACTCGAGTCAATGGTCAATGGGTTGACCCTGTAACCCTAAATCCTAAAAATTTCGGTGATCCGTCACCTAGCCAACTACCTAAAAAAGGAAAAGAAATGTTTGTTGTCAGAAACTCCTCAACCGGTCAAACGTTCACTGTCGGAAATCAGCTAATCAAGCATGAGCAGGATGCTACACGTGCGGCTCTTGTTTGTACTGCGTTGATGGGTGGCCCTTCAAACGCTTTGACTTTTGACCAGTTTGGCTTTGATGTTTTCTGCGATTCCATGGGTATTCCCCGTGGAACAGGTGCATCTTTGGTTCCAGGTAAAACATGGAGCCGTCAAATTGACATCCTAAACAAGAAGTAACGGTCATGGCTGAACCATCAATGAGCGATGTTTTAGTCGCTGTAGGTCGATTAGAAGAAATGATGAAAGCCATGAACGACAAGCTAGACCGTCTGGAAAACACCACTGACAGGCATTGGAAAAAGCTTGCAGAACATGACGTTGAAATTGAACTTTTGAAGCAACGACAAGGCCCTAAAGTTCATGTCACAAATTGGATTGCAATGGCTATAGGTCTTCTTGGATTTATTGCAGCTTTTGCGACTTGGGTAGTTAAGTAGAGGAGAGAAATGGAAAAACTAAAGTCTGTTTTCACGCAGGAAGTGCGTGCATACATTTATAGGGTGCTTATTGCACTTGGAGCTGTGGTGACTTTTTATGGTTACATGTCACAGCAGGAAGTTGCTTTGTGGCTTGGGTTGGCAATTGTGGTGCTCAACATCATGCCTGCTGCTAACACCACTACTAAACAATGAGCGAGGAGCGTTGCTCCGATTTTGTTGGAGAGTATGTTATCCCAGTTGACCCTATGGATCTCTTACAGTGTGAGTCTTGCCAATAGGTTATAAAAGTTTCCCCCCATTCAGATTAGGTTCTGGGTGGGGGGTCTTTTTATGTTTAAGTCACCATTTGACTGGGAGATATATTCCGAGACGATATTGAGTTTCTCCGTCTTGTTTCCAAAGTCGAGCAATTCCTTGTGTTGTTGCAGAGCCGTGCTTGTTGATGTGTTTGTTTATTTGTTTTATGTTGGCTTTTGCTGTGTCTCTTGGGAGGTATGCCAAGACTGTACCGTCAACCAGAAGCTGTACAGCATTCTTGTCGTGGTAGTTGTCTGGTTCTGGTAGTAGCAATACTTCTACGGGGTAATCTGTGGGTTCTTCACCTGTGGCAATTAGTCCTGTGCGTTTCCATTGCCTTTCGTAGGCAAATTCTGATTCGCAGCGTTGGAGCACCATTTTGCGTTTCTTTATATCCACTTTTACCCAACTTTGAACCAGGTTGAACAGCCCGAAGATTCAAAAACTTCACCATCGACAAGAGTGACCGTTACAGGGCCATCAATAATGTTGTTGTCAATAATGTCTGCATCACTACCAGTCGAAGTCAACCAGGCGTAATAGCAGGATGAACGCGAAGGGCCTTCAGTTGTGTAAACCCCTGCAGGAAATACAGTTCCAACAACATAAAGACCGTCTGCAAAACTTTCTTTAGGAGCTGGTGCTTCTTCCACTGGTTCTTGCGTAGGTTGAGAATTAGCGTTTTGTGTTCTAGCAAAAGCTAGTTGGTCTTCAAGTACTTGTATTTCTTCCCTAAGTTGTTCGCTGTTCGTTGCTTCGCCCTGACCCGAAAAAGTGCCCACAAGAAGTGCGGCAATTACTGAAGTAATAAACAGCCACAATGGAACGGTTTGTTTTTTCTTTTGTACTTTGGTTTCAGACTTTGTTTCTTCAGTCATGATTCCCCCCTTGTTATTGTTCTAGTTCTCCCCTAAGCGGAAGAACTCCTGACATTGTTTCTGACATCATATCTGCCATCTGTACATGCGCATCGGGCAGGAGATGCCCGTAGACGCCGATTGTGGTCGTAATGGATTCGTGCCCCATGCGTGCCTGAACGAACGGCAACGGGGCTCCAGAGGCTACTAGCCATGATGCGTGCGTGTGTCGCAGGTCGTGCACTGTTGGACGTCTCAAGATAGGTTTCAAACCCTCTTTCGCGCACAGCTCTTTATCCATAGCTTTCTCTACTGCAGGCAACCAGATAGAGGAACGGAACCTACCGGGCCACAAATGTGTTCCAGTTTCAGGAGATCCAAACACTAACGCTGTGGAGTCTCCTGGTGTACCTAAGGCTTCGACAAGTTCAGGCCATAAAGATATTGTTCTGGTCGCTCGAGATGTTTTTGGGTGTTTCAACACAGGAGCTCCAGATGCAGCCTTTTTCCATGCTTTATCTATTCGCACTGTGACGGGTCGAACGTCATAGTTGATGTCACCCCATGTCACTGCGGTGGCTTCACCCCAACGGCATCCTGTACCGGCAAGGAACAACAGGAACCTTTTATATCTGTCGTCAACAAAGTGCAGCAGGGTTGCGAACTCCTCACGGCTTAGAAATACACCTTCATGTTTGACACCTTTAGACAGTCGTGTCTTGTACGCAGGATTGTACGTGATGATTTTCTCGTCCACTGCACAGCTCAGAATGGATGACAGGAGTGCGTGATAGTTGTGGACAGTCTTTGAGGACACCGTTTGTCCTTTGCGCTGCTGTGATGGTTGTGCTTCTTGCCACGCGACCCATTTACCTATGTCGGCTTTCGTTATCACCTCGAGAGGATAATCTCCTAAAACTTGCAGGAATGACCGTTCAGCGTTACGCACATACCCTGCTCGTGTACCAGGTTCGATACCTGTGAGCAGACCTGAATTTAGGTCTAAATATTGTTCTGTAAATTCTCGAAGCGTTGGCATGTCTGCAGGACGTCCAGATCGTTGCTCACGGACAGCTCTGGCAGTCTCACCGCCAACCTTTTCGACGAGGGCAGCGAACTGGTATGCACCCTTTTCGTTATCAAAATTGTCTTGGCATTGTTTCTCGCCAATACGGAAATTGACCCTCCAGGTCACTGTTCCGCTCTTATTTACACGGGGGGTTACTGATGCCACTTAAACCAACAATCTGCCAACACATTAGGCGTTCTTTACCTTCTATGTTGGCAGATTTGTTGGCAATTAGCTAGTAAATCCTCTACTTGCCTTATATTTCTTGGGGTGAGTAACGGGGCTTGAATTATCGTTCGCTCCAAATGGATAACGCCCCAAAACAGCCAAAAACCGCGTGTTTATGCGGAAGTAGCCG